GGGTTCCAGCGGCAATTACAGCACGGCGGGTTCCAGCGGCGATTACAGCACGGCGAGTTCCAGCGGCTATTCCAGCACGGCGGGTTCCAGCGGCAATTACAGCACGGCGGGTTCCAGCGGCTATTCCAGCACGGCGGGTTCCAGCGGCAATTACAGCACGGCGGGTTCCAGCGGCGATTACAGCACGGCGGTAGCCACTGGGGATTATTGCAGCGCAAAAGCAGACGGAAAAGATAGCATTGCCGTTGTAAACGGTGCTTGCGGTAAGGCGTGCGGCGCACTGGGCTGCTATCTGGTGCTGACCGAGTACGATGATGACGGCCGCATGCGGTGGGCGAAGATCGAAAAAGTAGACGGCACTCGCATCAAGGAAAACGTTTACTATACCCTCAAAAATGGCGAGTTTGTGGAGGTCAAGCCGTGAAGAAGCACTATAACAAGCGCTGGCTTGAACAGCGCTGGGATGCAAGACAGCCGGAGCGGCTGGCGCACATCAAAGAAAAGAGGTCGAAAAAGCATGATGAAGGTCGTACAGGGCACTTTCCGGCAGATTCCGTACTGGAAACTTCGGGGCCGGTTCCACAGCTGTGGCTACCGCGATCAGGAAGTCGCCAAGTATATCGGCATTGGTCGGGACACCATGAGCGGCAGGATGCAGGGGCACAATCCGTGGACAAGCGCAGAGATCACAGCAATGTGTGAACTGCTAGACATCCGGCAGGAAGAGATTGGGGAACTGTTTTTCCCCTCACTTGAGAAAGGAGAATCAGCATGAAGATCAAATCCACTACTTACTACTGGCTGGCCGTCATTTTAGGCGGCGTTGGAATGGGCGCAGCTATGGGTGCAGAGGGCACCGCGCAGACCACAGGATACATCTCCGGCACGCTGTTTGCGGTGTCGCTGGTGCTGATTTTAGCCGCTGTTCTGCTGGCTCGTCTGGGCTTTGCCGCAGAGGACAGGGAGAGAGCCGCAAATCGGCGCAAATACGGCAAGATCAACCGCACCCACGCCCGCAACCCGGAATATCCGGAGAATCAGGAGCGTGGGGCATGATGACGGCCAAAGAGTATGTTGAGGGCAAAGTCAAATCTTACACGCGGCTTGCCGAACGCTGCAGGCGAGAAGCCGAAGCCTCAGATGACATTGTTGTCCGGGCCGGATACTCCGCACGGGCAAACGTCTGGGAGATGTGCGCCGAAGAAATGGACAACGTGCGGGAGATGCTGCAAGAGGAGTCCGGGGAGATCACGTATGTATGACACTGTTCATCATGTCATGTGGTACACCGTGTATGACGCAAAGACCGGAGACCTGATCGCCAGCGGTACGTCTGAGATGTGCGCAAGGCGGCTGGGTTACAAAAGTGCAAACAGCTTTGCGTCTGCGAGCAGCCACAGCCGCAACGGCAGGCGTCGGGCTCGCAAGTACATTTTTGAGAAAGAGCGCATCCGACGTGATGAGGTGGACAGTCTGCCGCCGATACGCCACAAAAAAAAGAAGAGCCTGCCCGTGCGCCAACACGGACAAGCCCAAAGAGTGATGAGTTTCGCCGCCCATCACCACAAAAATAGCACAAAACAGGAGGTTTTACAAGTGACACTTATGCAGATCTATGATGGACTTGAAAACCCGCCGAAACTTTTAGAGAGGCGCTCTGCGCAGACAGTGGGAGAGCTGATCCGACAGGCGGATGCACTGTCCGAAAAGGAACACGCGCAAGGTTATCCCCGCAATACCTACATCGTATATAACAGCGATGGTGAGAGAGTTTATCAGAGGTGGTGAATATTTATGCAAGAAGAATTGACCGTCCGGGTGGAGCACCCGGAACTGCCCGCGATCCGGTGGAATGAAGCTGAGGTGCAGCAGAACCTGACCGAGATGCTGGCCGCCTACACCGGCCGCGTCTACACCCCGGAGACCATCAAGGATGCCAAGGCCGACCGCGCCGCAGTGAACAAGCTGGACAAGCAACTCAGTGATGCCGCCCGCAGCGCAAAGGCCTTTTACATGAAGCCGTTGGAAGAGTTCTTGCAGAGCGCCAAGCAAATGCAGGGCCAGTGTAAGGCCGTCTCCGGTGCCATTGACCAGCAGGTCAAGGCGGTGGAAGAAGCCGAACGGCAGGACAAGGCCGACGCCCTGCGGACTGTCTATGCGGACTGCATCGGCGAGCTGCGGGAGATGATCCCATTTGACCGCCTGCTGGTGCCGCAGTGGCTCAACAAGACCTATGATCTGGAAAAGGCCGGCCGGGAGCTGCGCAAGAGCGTGGAGACCCGGCGGGAGGAGCTGCGTCTGATCCGGGAGACCTGCGGAGAGGACGCAGAGGCTTGCACCACGGAGTATCTGCGTGAGCTGAATCTGAACGCTGCCCTTGTGGAGCATAGCCGCCGCCAGAATGCCCGGGACGCCCAGCGCCGCGCAGAAGCCGAGAGAATGGCCGCAGAACGGGTGCAGGCCACCGCTCCGGTCATCATCCCTCCGACCGATGAAGAACGCCAGATCGTCGCAGAAGCGGCTCAAACGGCGCAGGCAAATGCAGCCATCACGCCGGATGGTAGGTTGGATTTCAGCATGCTTCAGAGATTCGCAGAGCCTGCACAGCAGGAGGCTCCGGTCCGCAAGAAATACAGCTTCTGGGTGGAGTTCACCCGGGAGGACATTGCATGGTTCAAGCAGGGAGCCGCAGAGCGCGGTTTCCGCTATGGTTCTATCAAATAATTTTGGAGGTACTTACTTATGGCACTTACTTGTCCCGGCGCACCCGCGCCTACTTCGTCCGTTTCCAATGCACAGGCTCTGGCAAACCGTTCCGTTCAGAACGCCAACCGCGCAGGCAGCACCGCTATGCAGGCCGCATCCCCGTCCGTACCGGTGGAGATCACCGCTGCCGATGGTCAGCACTTCACCGTGAGCTTTGGAGACGTGCGCAACTTCATCTGCCCCAAGGCCACCGATGCTGAATGCAAAATCTTTCTGGAGACCTGCAAGCAGTACCACCTGAACCCCTTCACCAAAGAAGCCTACCTGATCCACTACGACAACAAGAACGATGACACCGCCAGTACCATTGTGCTGGGCAAGAACTGCTATCTGCAGATGGCCGAGCGTAACCCCAACTTTGACGGCTTTGAAGCTGGCGTGATCGTCCTGACCGCAGATGGCCAGCTGCTGAACCGTGAGGGTTCCATTGTCTATGATGGAGACGGCGGCGAGACCCTTATCGGCGGCTGGGCAAAGGTCTACCGCAAGGACCGCACCCGTGCCAGCTATGAGGAAGTCAAGCTCAGCGAGTATGACACCGGCAAATCCCTCTGGAACGGCAAAAAGGCCACCATGATCCGCAAGGTGGCTTTGGTGCACGCCCTGCGTGAAGCGTTCCCGTCCACCTTCGGCGCTCTGTACGATGAGAGCGAGGTGCGCGTGGACGCTGAAAGCACCGCCCGCGAGGTGCCGCCTGAAGAACTGCCGGTGCTGGATCCTTACGCAGGTTCCCACCGTCACCGCAAGACGGCAGGCACCCTGATCCCTGCCCCAGATGCACCCTCTGCAGAGGAAAACGCCGATGATCCGTTTGGCGGTGATGATGCATGATCGTCCAGACCAAGAACGGCATCATGCTGCACGGCGAGATCACCAAAGACCCGGTGCTCCGGGATGCCGGGCAGAAGCAGGTGCTGAAGTTTGACCTGAAAGCCAGCCGCACACAGGATGAATCCGGCAAATGGCAGAGCTTCTTTGTGGGTGTTAACCTCTGGCACGGCATTGACCAGTGGGACGGCATGCTGCAGAAAGGCGATCAGGTCACAGTTTTTGCTCAAAAGCTGAAAGAGCGGGAGTATAACGGCAAGATCTACTACGATGTGGACGCGGATGATGTTCAGCCCGGCGGGCTGGTGACGTTCCGCTGGCTGCAGCAGATGATCGACCTGATGGCACAGCCCAGCCCTCCGCCGGAACCTGCAGAACCGGCAGCAAACCCGGCAGATCTGCAGGGTGCGCAGATGTACCCCGGCGAAACGCTTGCGGATTACGCACTGCACAGCACTGCCGCGCCAGAACCGGCTCCATCTACCGAGTATGACCCCATCAACGAAGACGCGGATGATCTACCGTTCTGATCTTGTAAGCTGTGCTATCTGGCTATACGGGCGTGCAAAGGAGGTGAGCAAGTGGCAAAAGAAGAAAAAAAGTCATTTGTCGTGTATCTGGACTGGTTCGACGCGCTGGAAGAGTACACGGATGCCGAAGTAGGACAGCTAATGCGGGCTTTGACAAAGTACGTCCGAACGGGCGAAAAGCCAACATTTTCCGACCGTGGAATGCGCGGAAATTTCCGGTTCATGTGCAATGGTGTGGATTCGGCTGCGGAAAAGTACGAGAACGTCAAGCAAAAGCGCCGGGAAGCCGGAAAAGCCCGTGCTGCTCAAATGAAAGCAAGTTCAGCAAATGCTTGCACATGCTACCAAGTGCAAGCAAGTGGTAACTATAATGATACTGTTACTGGAACTGGAACTGGAACTGGAACTGTTACTGGAACTGGAACTGTTACTGGAACTGGAACTGGAACTGTTATATCCCCTAACGGGGATATATATAATAGCGCCGCCCCCGCCGCCGTTGACGTAGAACTTTCTAAAATCGTCCAGCATTATCAGCAGGCCGTTGGGGACTTCCCGCGCTCTGCACTGGACAAGCTGCAGAAGTGGAGGCAGGAGTACAGCACAGAGATGATCCTGCTGGCAATCGACAAGGCTGCAGAGGCCGGGAAGCGCTCGTGGAACTACATCAACGGCATATTGTCCGGCTGGAAACGGGACGGCCTGCGGACGCCGGGAGACGTGGAAGCCAACGAACAAAGCCGAAAAGCCAGACCGAGAGGCAAGCAGCCAACCGAGACCGTAGACGACCAGCTTGCCCGGGTGCTGGCGAAGATGGACAGAGAAAGAGGGTTTGAGACATGACGCGGGAAGACGTGGCAAAGCTGATCCGCATGAATTTTGTGCTGTACAAGCTAGGGGCTAGGCCTCTGACCGATGAGGAGATGCAGACCACCATTGATGTGTGGACGTACCAGTTTGGTGACTATGACGGCGATACTGTCAAGCGGGCTTTTCTGGCGGCGAACCGGGTATGCGTTTATCCGGTTACGGTGGCCGACATCTTCAAGCAACTTTCCAAGTGTCTTGACCCGTCCGCTGAATGGGAAGCTCTGGCTGTAGCGGCACGCAAGGCACAGACATTTTTGAGCTGGCGAAAGTTCCCGATGGTGATCGGCATTGACGAAAAGGGCGGGCTGCTGCGTAGTGACGGACAGAAAGAGCTGAAAGCCCTGTATGACCAACTCCCCCCGGCGGCAAAATCCTATGCCGGAAGCGTGGGAGGGCTTTCAGAGCTGGCTGAAATGCCGGACCTTACATACCGCCGTGCCGAATTTTTGAAGCAGGCGCAGGCCGATATCACCACCGCCCCCCGTGAAGCGGCAAGGCTGCGGGCGAGTGAACTGACAAGGAAGGAGCTGCAAAATGGGTGAATTGATTGTGACCTTTGGTGAAGATGGAAAGGCACACATGTACGACAGTGATTTTGACGTGACCATCCATTGTGAAGACGAACAGCAGATGAACGAAGCCGTGGAGCTGCTCCACCTTGCAAACCGGATGCATTGGCGCAAGACGTCAGAGAACCCACCGACGGAAAAGGATGCCGCATACGGGAAAGTGATTGCTGTCTTTATGGACGCTAAATTTGCTCAAGCTGCGCCGTGGGATTTTGTGGCAGTTGACCCGCAGCTTTATCCAAGATGGATGCCGATGCCGGAGGTTCAGAAAAATGAAAATCCTTAACCCCTGCAAAAACTGCCCCGACCGGCACCCGGTATGCCACGACAGCTGCCTCAAGTACGCCGAGTACAAGCGTCAGCTGAAAGCGCAGCGCATCTACACCAACGGGAACCACGCGGCGGAACGGATCAGCCGCAACGATTTCGACAAAGAAGGATGGATGGGAGGAAGAAAACGGTGAAAGTTCTGATTGCCTGCGAGGAATCGCAGGAGGTGTGCAAGGCGTTCCGTGCCCGTGGGCATGAAGCCTACTCATGCGACCTGATTGAGCCGTCCGGCGGACATCCTGAGTGGCACATTCTGGGCGATGCGCTCAAGGCTATTAAGGGGGGGGCAAGTCATGACGATGGACGGCGTAACGCATGACGTTGGCAAGTGGGACTTGCTCATTGCGCACCCGCCTTGCACATATTTAACGAATGCAGGAGCAAGACACATCTGGAAAGGCGGCCAGCTACAGCCAGATAGAGTACAAATGGGTATTCGGGCAAGAGATTTGTTTATGCGGTTCTGGTATGCGAATGTTCCAAGAGTTGTCATTGAAAATCCAGTTCCTTCAAAGATTTTCTGCCTACCTGAGTATTCACAAATCATTCAACCGTTTCAGTTTGGGCATCCTGTGACCAAAAAAACATGCCTGTGGGAAAGAGGGGTGCCACCCTTGAAGCCAACAAACATCGTGGAGCCTGTTAAGGGGCGAAAGATGGTTTTGAAGGACGGAACCGTTCGCTACTCTTGCTGGGAAATGGATTGCAGCGGGAGCAAGGAGGAACGGGCAAAGGCCAGAAGCAAGACCTTTCCCGGAATTGCAAAAGCCATGGCTGAACAATGGGGGTAAGCAGATGAAACCGAAAACGAAATCCGAGCTGATGGCCGAATGGGCCAGCCAGCCAGACCAGCTCAAAAGAGAGCGGGAGGTCAAGGCTGTCCGCAAAGCGATGGACGATGCCCGCGCCGTGATTCAGGACGGTCTGACCCGGTACGTCAAGAAAAAGACCAAATCCCGCAGCATGGCAAAGGCTGAAGCTGACCCCTTTGCTGAGCTGGAAGGCTGGGAAAGCATGGAGCAGATCCAGGATGCCTACGGCTATGGCGAGATCACCGCCGACAGGCGGGACAAGCTCACCGACCTGTGGGAAGCCCGGGAAGCTGCCAGAAACAGCCGCAAGGGCGCGGACAAGTACCACGACCTTGTGACGGAGATGCTGGAAACGGCCATCCGCCGGGTGGGCAATGAGTACGCAGATATGCTGTTTGAGTATGACCAGCAGCGCCGTGAAGCTGAAAAGCAGTGCGAGCAGCTGGCAATGGAAGGGATGATGAAAAAATGAGTAGTTCCGTAGAATATGCAAAGTCCGAACTCGCCCGCATCTCAAAAGATGGAGATGAAATGCAAGACACAATCAACAAAAACATCATTGACATTGTTGAACTTTTCGCAAGTCAAGGACATAGCGGATTTACCGCTGGATATGCAATGTCTATCCTTGAGCGACTTTTGCGTTTCAAGCCACTCACCCCGCTGACGGGCGAAGATGATGAATGGATTGATGTGTCGGACGAAATGGGGCGAAGATGCTTCCAAAATAAACGATGCTCAAGCGTGTTCAAGACAACTGATGCACAAGGTAACACGATTGAGGTACACGACATTGACGCAATCGCTTATTCCGACAACGGTGGCCTTACATGGTTTACAAGTAGCCGCTTTCGCAAAAACGTGACGTTCCCCTATGAGCCACCTACGCACCCGGAAAAAATCTATATCGAATACACGGAAGATGTTCCGCTTGGCTGGTCTGGCGACAAGTATGAGATTATCACTGACGACAAGGAACGTATCGAAGCGTTGAGAACTAAGACGCAGAAAAAGTTTAATAAAGCTGAGGAGTCATCATGCACCTGACCCTCTACGGCGACCCACGCACCAAGAAAAATTCCGCCCGCATCCTAAAAAGCCGCTCAGGCGGGCGCTTTGTGGCCCCTAGCAAGGCCTACGTGGATTATGAGACGGACTGCCTGCGGAAAATCAAAAGGCCACGCGGCCCCATCTCTGCCCGCGTGAACGTGAGGTGCGTGTACTACATGAAGACCGCCCGCCGGGTCGATCTGGCAAACCTCATCGAGGCGACCACGGACATTCTGGTAAAAGCCCGCGTGCTGGAGGACGACAACAGCCGCGTGGTTGCCGCCCACGATGGCAGCCGGGTGGAGCTTGATCGGAAGAACCCCCGGGTGGAGATTTGGATTGAAGAAATGGAGAAAGAAAAATGAACAAAATTTTTCTTGTCATCGGCGCAACGCTTTGCTACGTCGGCGGATTCGGCATCACGATTTTTCTTTTGGCCGTCCTGACCGAACTGTGTATCGAAATCTGGGACAGTAATTTTAGAAAGATTTGTGTTCGATTCCAAATCGCGCCGGGCGATGTTTCATACTTTGCCCAGAGCAAAAAAGAAATTGAAGCAGCACTTTGGAAGCAACGCATTCGGTGGCCGAACATGGATGACGTGCCGCATAAATGCTGGGAATGCCCGGAATGCGGAAAGATCAACTTGTACATGAATGACGACAAGAACGTTGCATACTGCTGCTCTTGTGGGCAGGCTGTCGATATGGATTACTACAGGAGGCATGCCAATGATTCGCAGATGGACACCTGACACCGACACGCCAAAGCCTGACGGTGGAGCGGACTACCAGACCGTAAAAGCATGGTTTCAGCAGTGCAGAGACCTGGCGGAGCAGGTCGAGGCCCAAAAACAGAAGATCCAGCGCATCCGGGATACTGCCGAAAAGTGCACCCAGAGCATGAGCGGGATGCCCACGGGCGGTGGAGCCGGTGACAAGGTGGGCTTTGCCGTGGAGAGAATCGACACAGAAGAGCGGAACCTCAAGCAGATGGAGCTTGATCTCTGCGAACTGCGCATCGAAGCTGCCCGGCGGGCCTACTGCCTGAGCGGGTCTGCTCGGTCTGAAAAGCAAGCAAAGTGCATCTGCGGCTGGTATATCGACCTGCAGCCACAAAAGAAGATCGCGGTAGACGTGGGCTTGTCCAGAGACAATTCGGTCTCCACCTACATCCACGAGGGGCTTGATGCTTTGGCGGAAATCTGGGAGGATGTACAAAACGACCATTGAAAGCGCTTTGATTTCTACGCTTTATTTGAATCGTTGTGAAACACATGTGAATCGAAGTGTGGTAAAATGATTACAAGCGGAACCGCGCAAAGCGGTGCGCCGCTTCTCAGCAGCTTCCAAAGTGCGGCCCCGTACAGATTCTCCTTTCGTTCATGCCGCTTAACGCTTTTTCGCTTTGACACCGTGCTTTGCGGGCTGCTTCTATGCGATGTAACACTTGGGTGCCCCACCGACCCGGGAGATGGGACGCGGTTCGACTCCGCGACATCGCACCGAACGCCGCAAAGTCTGTAACGCGGCAAGTCTGACGCATGGAGTGATTCACCACCGGTGTGCGGGTGGGTGTGGGACTCCTGAAATCTTGCCCACGCCCTGAAACCTCCGCCCGTGAACAGCAGCACCGGAAATCCGAGCGGGCCAGCATGCCCCGCAGGATGTGCGTCAACTCAAGCAGCCCCGGCGGCGAACCGTGGGCTGTTTTTATTTGCTATATGGCCGCCTGAGCGCAATGTGGAGCGCGGTGCGTGTGTGTAGGCACGGCTGGTTCGATTCCAAGGGCGGCTTTTTATACTCCGGCAGCTCAAGTGGTAGAGCAGCGGTCTCCAAAACCGCAGGTTGCAGGTTCAAGCCCTGCCTGGAGTGCCATTTGCGTACCCTAGAGGGGGCGGCGCAATAGCGGAGCATCTGGCCTCAAAAGTTCCAGATGCAGCGGCAACGTCTTACTGTCCGGTAAAAACAGATTACGGCGTTGCTGCTTATATTATGCAAAAAGCCCCGCCAATCGGCAGGGCTTTGAATTACAGGCCTTTGATCTGGTTGAAAAGTGCGGCACGCAAAGCGTCCGTTTCTTCATCGGATTCAGGTTTGTTCGGGTCGTCCGGGATATATTCCAGTATATCGCCGGGCTGACAATGAAGCACCTCACAAATTTTGTCAAGCGCCCCAACGGGAAACTGCTTGATAGTGCCAAGACAGATTGCTGATATGGTAGGCGGTCTAATCCCAGTAGCTTCAGCGAGTTCCTTTTGGGTCATGTTTGCGTCTGCGAGCAAGGCCTTTAAGTGATAGCTTATCGACATTTCTAACACCTCTTTTCCTACATCTATAATACTACGCCATCCGTTAATAGTCAATACGCAAAACGTAAAAAATATTTTTGAAAATTACGGAAAACGTATTGACGAATTACGCAATTCGTAGTATAATAGATGCATGGAAAGGAGGTCAGAGGTGCAAGGGAGCAAATACCGGGAGGTGATGCTCCGTGACTAGCAAGGAGTTTGCAAAGCTCACCAGAGCCGAGCAGTTGGCACGGTTTGACGCATATAAAAAAGCGGCCAGCGCTGGAACGCTGAACCGCTAAGACACAAGAAAGCAACCAGTCAAGAAGCCCCTTGCACCTCCATTTTATTTTTTTATAAGCGATTTGTCAAGTAAAATGTGAGGTTTTAGCAATGGAAACACCAAAAATCACGAAAGTGGAGCTTGAACTGGATGCTGTTTCTGGTGAACTCCGAGTAATGCACGACCTGTTGAACATCTTTGCCAACTGGTTTGAGGAAACGCACAAGACCGATATGATCAAGCGGGAGCGCACCAGCGAGCTTGTGATCCAGATTTGGAGAGAAGCCCCGATGTACAACTCCATGCTGACGGCCCTGTTTGCATCCCTTACCGGTCTGGAAAAGGAAGTAGACGAAGTACTTAACTATCAAATTGCAGAACAAGAGGTAAACGCATGAGTAACATCCAGATTTTCAACTACCGGTCCAACGAAGTCCGCACCGTAGAGATGGGCGGCGAACCGTGGTTTGTCCTCAAGGACGTGTGCACAGTGCTGGGCATTTCCCACATCACGGACACCGCCAAGCGCATGGATGAGGATGAGGTCGGTCAGACCGAGGTCATCGACAGCATGGGTCGCAAGCAGTCCACCTACATCATCAATGAGAGCGGCCTGTACAACGTCATTCTCCGCAGCGACAAGCCGGAAGCCAAACCGTTCCGCAAATGGGTCACGTCCGAGGTGCTGCCCTCCATCCGCAAGAATGGCGGTTACATCGCCGGACAGGAGCAGCTCACCCCGGAAGAGCTGATGGCAAAGGCGCTGCTTGTGGCAAACAAGACCCTTGCAGACCGGGAAGCCCGCATCTGTGAGCTGACCGCACAGAACAGTCAGCTCACCGTGGAGAAGCAGATCATGCAGCCCAAGGCCGAGTATTTTGACGAGCTGGTTGACCGCAATCTGCTGACCAACTTTCGGGAGACCGCCAAGGAGCTGGGCATCAAGCCCAAAGCCTTTGTGGCATGGCTGCTGGAAAAGAAATTCCTTTACCGTGACCAGAAAGGCAAGCTGCTGCCCCGAGAGGACAAGAACAGCGGCCTGTTCGAGGTCAAGGAAGCCAAGAACGACAAGACCCAGTGGAGTGGCGTACAGACGCTTATCACTCCCAAAGGCCGAGAGACGTTCCGGCTGCTGTACCTGTAACTGAATAACCGACCCTGCCCCACACCGGGGCGGGGTTTTATTATGTCTTGATTTAGGAAGGTGGTGGCGGTGAGTGCGAAGCGGCTGACAGACAGGCAAAAAAAGAAGATCATTGCTGACTATGTGCAGCTTCAGAGCTACGCCAGAACCGCCAAACTGAACGACGTGGCAGAAAGCACCGTGCGGAAAATCGTGAAAGATAATCCCAAGTGTGCGGATTTGTGCGCCTTAAAAAAAGAGCAGAACACGAAGGACATGCTTTCCTACTTAGGAAGCAAGCGCGGGGAAGCACAGGATCTTCTCGGGCTGTACCTTCAGGCGATGGCGGACCCTGACAAAATCGCAGAGGCAACGCTACCGCAGCTGTCCACGGCGTTCGGCACCATCGTGGACAAGTTTGCTATGCTGGGAGACCAGAGCGGCATAGAAGCCCCGGACGATGGCCTGCTTGAGGCTCTGAGCGCTGCCGCAGATCTCAGCCCGCCGGACGACGTGGAGATGCTGCCGGAGGAAGAGGACGACCATGCGGAAAAGTAACGGCTTTCGATGGAAAGCCCTCAGCCAGCGGCAAAAGCAGGTTTTGAGCTGGTGGACACCGCAGAGCGCATACAGCGGTTACAACGGCATCATTGCAGACGGAGCTATCCGCTCGGGCAAGACCTTTGCCATGAGCTTTTCTTTTGTCCAGTGGGCTATGATCTGTTACAGCGGCCAGCAGTTTGCCATGTGTGGAAAGACCATTGCCAGCTTCCGGCGCAACGTGCTGGGGACGCTCAAGCAGCAGCTTGCAGCCCGTGGTTACAGCGTCAAGGAGCATCGGGCAGAAAACTGCATGACCGTCAGCAAGGGCGGAAAAACCAACGAGTTTTACTTTTTTGGCGGCAAAGACGAGAGCAGCCAGGACCTGATCCAGGGCATCACCCTTGCCGGGGCATTCTTCGACGAGGTGGCTCTGATGCCGCAGAGCTTCGTCAATCAGGCCACAGCCCGTTGCTCTGTCACCGGGTCAAAGTTCTGGTTCAACTGCAACCCGGGAAGCCCGCAGCATTGGTTTTATCTGGAATGGGTGCGGAAATGCCGTTCCCGCAAGATGATGTATCTCCATTTCACGATGGACGACAACCTGTCGCTTTCCGAGGACATCAAGGCCAGATACCGCAGCCAGTACAGCGGCGTTTTCTATCAACGCTACATTCTGGGTCTGTGGACGGTGGCCGAGGGGCTTGTCTATGACATGTTCGACCGCAAAAAGCACGTCATTGACGAGCTGCCGGCGCTGTCTCCAAAGAGCGCCTATGTGGCGTGCGACTTTGGCACCCAGAACGCAACGACCTTTCTGCTGTTCCAGAAGCAGGCAGATGCAGACTGCTGGATCGTCACCCGGGAGTACTACTACAGCGGCCGCGAACAGAAGCGGCAAAAGACCGTGGGCGAGTACGTTGCAGACCTCAAGGCGTGGCTGAACGGCCTCAAGCCGGAGAGGATCATTGTGGACCCCTCTGCCCTGCCCCTGATTACGGAACTGCGCAAGAATGGCTTTACCCAGACCCCCGCAAACAACGACGTTCTGAGCGGCATTCTGGACGTGCAGACCATGCTGCAGACCGGGCGGCTGAAAATATACAAGGACTGCAAGCACACGCTGGAAGAGTTCGGCGTGTACGCTTGGGATCCAGATAAAGACGACACCGTGCTGAAGGTCAACGACCACTGCATGGACGCTATCCGCTATTTCGTGCGCACAAAGCGCCTTGTGAAACTGAGGGATTGATTTTGAGCACTGTATACACATTCCAAACCTTCCAGCAGGCGAAAGCCGCCGGGGAGCAGCCTGATTTCATCCGGCGATTCGTGCAGCAGCACTGCGCTTCAAAGCCCTACAAGATGGCTCTGGACGCCGACCTGTACGATGCCCAGAAAAACCCGGGGGCTGAACGCTTCGCGCAGGCTTACGCTTTGATGCTGGAACGCCTATCCAAAAACACCAAGCAGGACACACCACACCCCGATATGGTCAAGAGTAATCTTTTCCGGCGGCTCAACAAGCAGCGGGCAACCTACTCCCTCGGCAACGGCGTGGTCTTTGCAGACGATGGCGTGGACAAGGGCAAGCTTGGGCAGAGCTTTGATGAGCAGATCCAGAAAGCCGGATATTTTGCCCTGATCCACGGTGAGAGCTTTGGCTTCTGGAACAACGACCATCTGGTGGTTTTCAAGCTGACAGAGTTTGCGCCCCTGTACGATGAAAAGACAAGCCTTTTGCAGGCGGGTGTGCGCTTCTGGCGGCTGAACCCGGACACAGATATGCACTATATCCTGTACGAGCTGGACGGCTTCACTGAGTACACGGAAAGCAAAATCGGCAATGTGATGCAAGAGACAACGCCGAAGCAGGCATACAAGAGCGTGACCGTCACCACACCCGGCGGCGGGCTGGAAAGCGTAGAGGGCGAAAACTACAGCGCTCTTCCCATTGTGCCGCTGTGGGGCTCCGACCTGCACCAGAGCACGCTTGTGGGCTTGAAAGCCTACATTGACAACACCGATCTGGTGATGTCCGGCTTCTGCAATGACCTGCAGGACTTTTCGCAGATCTACTGGCTGTGCGAGAACTTCAACGGCATGACCGATGACGAACTGCAGGAGTTCCTTGTCAAGCTGAATCTGTACCACATTGCAGGCGCAGACACCAGCGAGGGCGGCAAGATCACCCCCTACACCACCGAGATCCCTGTGACGGCCCGGCAGGCGCTGCTGGAACTGCTGCACACCCGGGTGTATGAAGACTTCGGCGGTTTGGATGTGCACTGCGTCAGCGCAGACAGCACCAACGACCATCTGGATGCGGCCTATGAACCGCTGAACCAGAACGCGGACGACTTCGAGGCGCAGGTCAAGCCGTTCATCCGGCAGATCTGTGCACTGGCTGGCTTTGACAACGCTATGCCAACATTCAACCGCAGCAAGATCACCAACACGGCCGAGCAGGTCAGCATGGTGATTTCCGAGGCACCGATCATCGGGCAGGACATGGCCATTGACCTGCTGCCCAACCTGACCCCGGAACAAAAGGAGCAGGCCAAAGCCGCGCTGATGGCTGAGAGCGCAGCACGGGAGACAGTGGACGAGGACACAGACGAGGAGGACAATAATGATGAGTAAGAATGAAGACTGCCCGCTTGTTCAGGCTTTTATTAACGCCCTGAACACAAAATCTCAGAATGAAGTTGAAAAACAGGCCGAGATTATGTACGACCAAGTGTTCCGAAACCGTTATAGCGGCAGAGACAGCCATGAAACAAGCCGACCGTGACCGCATCTCTACCCGCCAGCTGAACCGCCTGCGCCGCCGTATCCTCCGTGTGTACGGCACTGCCCGCCGGGAGATGCAGGAGCAGCTTACCGAGTTTCTTACAAAATATAAGCAACTGGACGAGCGCAAACGGGCGCAGCTGGATGCAGGAGAAATCACCGAGGACGACTACCGCATCTGGCTGCAAAATCAGGTCTTTCAGTCCGATTTGATGCACGCCAAGCTGGACGGAATCACGCAGACCTGCACCACAGCCCAAGAGACGGCCTACAAGCTGGCCCGGGACGAGCAATACAATATCTTTTCCTTTGGCGCAAACTGGGCTTTCTACGAGCTGGAACAGGCCGCAGGCGTGACGTTCGGGCTGACCCTGTACAACACCGAAGCGGTCAAGCTGCTGTTGAAGGAGAACCCCCGCATGGTGCCCAACAAACGCATCAAGAGCGAGAGCAACCGCACCTATGATGCCCGGGTGTTCAATCGCTACGTCATGCAGGGCATTGTGCAGGGCAAGAGCGTCCACGACATCGCCGTGCAGGCCGTCAACGGCATGGCTGACACGGAGATCCACTGGGCCATGAACAACGCCATCACGGCCCTTACCAGCGCTCAGAACGCCGGGGCTTTGCAGCAGATGCACAATGCCCAGGCTTTGGGCATCGAGGTCAAAAAGCGCTGGAATTCTACCCACGACTACCGCACCCGTGAAATGCACCGCCTGCTTGACCAGCAGACAGCAGAGCTTGACGAGCCTTTCAAGGTCATGGGTTACGAGATTCAGTGCCCCGGCGACCCCAACGCAGCGCCGGAGATGGTCTACCACTGCCGCTGTGTGCTGTCCTCTGCTCTGGGCAAATATCCCCGGCAGAACGCCATGCAGCGGGACAATGTGACCAAAGAGACCACACCCGTCATGGATTACACCGAGTGGTATAAATCCAAGGGCGGAAAAGAGAAAGAACAGATGTGGTGAGCAGAAGAGCGAAAGAGAAAGAAGGAAAAGCAATGAGTACAGCCAATTTTTCAAAACGCAAAGAATATGACCCTCTGAAGCAGGCTAGGGATTCCATCACAGCTGCCATGAATGCTTCAAAAGTTTCAAAAATACTCGGCATTCCGCTGCCAAAACCACTTGCGTGGCGCCATGTTGATGCTAGCGATGCGCTTCAACCCGGCTGGTATGAGTGTCCTATATGTGGGTACAGGACACCTTGGCTGTTGGAAGCCTGCGCCCTTTGCGATACACTGCTAGAATCAGAATAAAAGTAAAGCTTGGAGTGATGAACCGTGAACTTTAACTACGACATCAAATTCACCGACAACACCCCGCAGCTGCATGAGGCACTGGACTCATGGGCAGAACGGGTGCTGACCCTCTGGGGCATGAAGGTGCAGGACTACGCACGGCTGCTTGTGCCTACCGGCACGGCAGACAGTACGGGCATTGAGGGCTACGTGGGCGGCGCGATCAAGCAGGGCCTGACCTATGCCGTAGATCTTGCAAAAAAGACCGTGACCATCGGCAGCAATCTGTTTTACAGCGTGTATGTGGAGCTGGGCACGGGCATCTTTGCCGAGAAAGGCAACGGACGCAAAACGCCGTGGGTCTGGAAGGACTTCAACGGCAAGTGGCACTTTACCCGGGGCATGGCTCCTCGTCCGTTCCTCCGCCCGGCGGTGGAAGAACACATTGACGAGCTGCGAGAAATCGCGGTGGAAGAAGGAAACGTGGAGGTATAAGCATGAGCAGAATCGAAGAGCTGGAAAGCGAGCGCGAAAACTTGCATTTGGAACAGCTCAAGCTCCAAAACAAAGCAAAAACTTGCGAAATTCGGCAACTTGAAATTTCCAACGAAATCCGAGAGCTGAAAATTGAGAATGATAAGGAAGCAAATACACGGCTTTGCTTTGAAATTGACGATACAAGAATCAAACTTCAGAAACTTTGTGATAAAGTTCTTGGCGAAGCAAACGTGCATGTTCATGTAACACTCATCCCGTTAAAAAACAACCTCAAATTTCAAAATTACGAATTTGACTAAAAAGTTAATATTCAGCGGTTGGCGCACAGCGTCAGCCGCTTTTTTATGCCGTTTTAGCTCAGTTTGGCAGAGCACCGGACTTTTAATCCGGAGGCCGTGGGTTCAAGCCCCACAGGCGGCACCACACCGGCAGCACGTCCGGCAAATAAACCTTATTGCCAAGCATGGCAGCCCGAGCAAGGGCGGAAAGGACTATCACATGGCACTCAAAAGAGCTGACATCCGCACGATTCTGGAGAACCCCGAAACCTCCAACGATGACAAGGCCAAAGCCATTCTGGACGCCCTGCACAAGGAGACGGACGAACTCAAAGACCAGCTGGATGCAGAAAAAACAGCCCGCACACAGGCCGAAAAAGACCGTGACGCAGCCAGCAGCGGCAAGGAAGCCGCTGAAAAGGCACTGACCGACTACAAGGCCCAGCAGACCCAGAAAGACACCCACGCAGCCAAGGAAGCCAAGTTCCGGGAGCTGCTGAAGTCCGCCGGGGTGCTGGACAAGTATGCTGATCGGGTCGTGCGGCTGTCTGGCGAGGATATCGACAAGTTGGAGCTGGACGATAAGGGCGAGGTCAAGGACGCCAAAAAGCACGCCGACAGCCTGAAAGCTGATTGGAGCGACTTCGTGGGCACTACGACCACCACCGGCGCAAAGGTGGACACCCCGCCCACCAACACCGGCTCCAAAATGACCAAAGACCAAATTTTTGCAATCAAGGACGCTGGCGAACGCCAGGCGGCCATTGCAGCAAATGCCGACCTGTTTACAGGCGGCGGAAAGGAATAACATATGGCAGCAAAAGAAAATATCACCATGACCACCGATATCACCGTAGCCGCGCGTGAAATCGACTTTGTGGCCCGTTTCCAGCGCAACTGGGACCATCTGCGCACCATTCTGGGCATCATGCGCCCTATCCGGATGCAGCCTGGCACCGTGCTCAAGAGCAAGTATGCACAGGGCACCCTGCAGAGCGGCACCGTGGGCGAGGGCGAAGAGATCCCGTTCAGCAAGTACACCGTCAAGGAGAAGGAGTACGGCAAGATCACCATCGACAAGTACGGCAAGTCTGTCACCCTTGAGGCGATCCAGAATTACGGCTACGATGTCGCCGTGCAGAAGACCGATGATGAGTTCCTGTACGACCTGACCGCTCTGGTAACGGACAAGTTCTACAAGTTCCTGAACACCGGCACCCTGAAGGGCACTCCCAAGACCTTCCAGATGGCGCTGGCACATGCCAAGGGCGCGGTCGAGAACAAGTTCAAGACCATGCATCGCACCGTGACCGGCGTTGTTGGCTTTGTCAACGTGATGGACGTGTACGACTATCTGGGCAATGCCAATATCACCGTGCAGAACCAGTTCGGCTTCCAGTACATCAAGGACTTCATGGGCTATAACACCATCTTCCTGCTGTCCGACAGTGAGATCGCGAAGGGAAAGGTTATTGCCACCCCGGTAGACAACATCGTCATGTACTATGTGGATCCTGCGGATAGCGAGTTTGCCCGCGCAGGTCTGGTCTACCGGACCGCAGGCGAGGCAAGCAACCTCATCGGCTTCCACACTCAGGCAAACTACAGCACTGCAACCTCCGAGAGCTACGCCATTATGGGCGTGACCCTGTTTGCTGAGTATCTGGATGGTATCGCTGTCGAGACCATTACCCCGGGCGAGTGATCGCCCCTTTGTAAGGAGGACGCCCCATGACTGTACCGGAGCTGTGCGTCTACACGCACAATTTCTTTGACCGGGCGGACGACCCCGTTGCCGGGGAGTTCGCCTTTGAGCCGGATACCGTTCCCGCCGGGGTAGTGCCGGGGCAGTATTTCCTCGTGTGCGGATCCATCTTCAATGACGGCGTGCACAAGGCCGGGGACGGCGATCTGACCGCCGAGACCTTCACCGGGACGGTGCAGCCCATGCGCGTGCCGCCTGCTTTTGTTGCGCTGGCTGAAAAAATCGACGCATACGACAAGGCGCTGCCGGCCGGCGGCGTGTATGTGTCCCAGTCCTTTGCCGGGTGGTCCGGCACGATGGCTACAGGCACGGACGGGCTTCCTGCAGACGGAAAGACCCGCTATAAATCCGAGATCAATCAGTGGAGGAAGATGTGACATGGTCAATTCGTTCACTGCATCCACCGTGATGCAGAGCTTTACCCAAAAATACCGTTTTCAGACCCGCAGCTATGAGCCGGACGGCGTGGGCGGCTTTGTGTCCGGCTGGCAGGACGGCCCCGAGTTTGAGGCTGTGGAGCGCCACGACACCACCGTGGAAGCTCAGGTGGCGGAGCAGGCTGACACTGCTTCCACCTATACGCTGCTGGTTAACACGGGTGTGCCGCTGGCTTTCCCGGACTACATCAAGCGGGTAAGCGACGGCCAGACCTTCCAGATCACCAGCACAGCAGACGAAAGCAAAGCCCCGCCGGAATCCGGCATGGGGCTGCGGGCCGTCAAGTGCAAAAAGGCGGTGCTGCCGTAATGGGGACCGCCGAGAGCATCAACCGGGCGCTGAACACGTTCTTCAACGGGTTCGGCATCCCGGGTTATCTGGAAGATACCATCCCTCCCGCCGCTTCCCTGCCCTACCTGACCTACAATCCCGCCGTCCCCGGCGGCTGGAACGAGGAAGCGTCGTTTCATGGCCGCTTGTGGTATCCAAGCAGCGCGGGGCGTTTACCCATCTTACAGACCGAAGACAAAATCAGCGCAGCCCTTGCAGGCGGTTTGACCGTGCCGTGCGAGGGCGGCGCTATTCTTTTGCGCAAAGGCACCCCGTGGGCCCAGCCGATGGACAACCCGCCCGAGGGCTATTTGTGCGAGTACCTGAATTTTGAGATCACGCAGCTATGCGAGTAAGGAGAATTATGGGAAGAAAATTTACCAAAATTTCCGCAGAAGCATTCAAGTCCATGCAGATCAACGCGGGCCTTGTGCTGAACAAGTTCGACACTGAGGGCCAGACCGCCGTTGCTGATGCAGACATCATCTGCGCAACCACTGGCGGCATCACCGCCACCTGCACCCCCAACATCACCGACCTGGGCGAAGATGTGGACAACTGCCAGAAGAACACCGTGGAGCTCATGGAAATTGAGGACTACGACTGCACGCTGGCCTTCACCGCGCTGAATACCTCCGCCGAGGTCATCCGCATGGCGCTGGGCGCAGCGGACGTGGCCGGGGGCAAGGTAACGCCCCGCATGACGTTCAAAACCGACAAGACCACGGGCGACTTCAAAACCATTTGGTTTGTGGGCGACCTCATCGGCGGCGGTTATGTGGCTGTTCGGCTGGACAACGCAATCAGCACGGGCGGCCTGTCCCTCAAGACAACTGACAAGGGCAAGGGCAATGTGTCCGTCACCCTGACGGGCTGTGTCCGAATGGGAGACGAGACCGTCCCCATGGAGTTCTTTGTGAGTAAAGACGCGGCAGCATAAGGAGCGGAACAATGAAAACTCTCAACCAGATGGACGAAACCGAATTTCTGCGCCACTGTTACATGATCGCGGACAAGGTGGCCGCCCTGCTGACCGAGACGCAGGTGATGGAGCTGCGAAAAGTCGGCCCCATCCTCACGGGCAGTGAAACCCCCGATGAGCTCAAGGCCAAAAAAGAAGCCCAGGGTCGTAAGAACATCAAGGCAATGGCAAAAAAGCTGCTGTTCGACAACGCTCAGAACACAGCGGAGCTGCTGCCTTTGCTGTATGAGCTGGAAACAGACAAGGACGGCAACCCCGAAAAGATGACTCCCTTCAAAACCCTGCGCGTCATCACGGAGACCATCAACGACCGGGATGTGCTGGATTTTTTATCCTCGTTGGTGAGGTTGGCTCAGACCGATATCGGCGGCTGATCTCATCCATCCGGCTGGATATGCTGAAAGCCATTGGCAAACCCTACATTGCCCAACATTGCGTCAATGCGATGCAGCAGGAAGCTTACGAGAAGAGCTACCGCGCCTACATCACGGACGCTCTGGCTGGCCTTGTGGGCATGGAGTGTCGGTGGGTGGACACCCTGCCCGACTTTAATACTCCCGCCCGGCCCCAGCAGAGCGCAGAGGAAATCAAGGCCCGTATTCTGGCCGGGCTGAACGGAGGTGATACGCCCTGAAACTTTTTGAATTGATGGCCACTCTTGGGCTGGACACGTCCGCGTATGAGCGGGGCATCAACAACGTCCAGAGCGAGACCAAAAAGACCGTGACGGCGCTTTCCAGCGAGTACAGCAAGGCCGCAAAAAGCGTGCTGGAACTGACCAAGCAGTATAACGAATCTGCCGCCAAGACGGGCAAGACCTCAGCTGAGACCAAAGAGCTGAAAAACCAGCTTGCAGCAGCCGAGGCGCAACTCAAGACAACCGCCTCCGCCCTGAAATCCGCAAACAACGGCATGGACTCCTTCGGCAAGTCGGCCAGCAGTACGGGAAGCGGGCTGACGGCGGCGCTGACAAAATCGCAGCTTCTGGCTTCTGCCATCTCCACGCTTGCTGGCGCGGCCCTCAGCGGCGCAAAGCAGTTTGTGTCTATGGGCATCGAGTACAACGCCCAAATCGAAAGTTACCGCGTGGGCCTGACCAATATGCTGGGCGACGCTCAGGCGGCCAATGAGGCCATGGCGGCCATTCAGGAGGACGCGGCCCGCACGCCGTTCAGTGTGGATTCGCTGACGCAGGCAAACCAGCTGCTGATCAGCGCGGGTGAAAACGCGGAATACTCCCGCAAGGTCATTATGGCGCTGGGCGATGCCGTTTCCGCCACAGGCGGAGGCAACGCGGAACTTTCCCGCATGGCAGCTAATCTGCAACAGATCGCCAATGTGGGCAAAGCGTCCGCAATCGACATCAAGCAGTTTGCCTATGCCGGCATCAACGTTTATCAGATTCTGGCTGACTACACCGGGAAAACGGTGCAGGAAGTCCAGAACATGACCATCAGCTATGACCTGCTGTCTGAGGCCCTTATCGCTGCCAGCGAGGAGGGCGGGCGCTACTACAACGCCATGGACACCCAGAGCCAGACCATGAATGGCCGTGTGTCAACCCTGAAAGATAACGTGAGCCAGCTGGCCGGGCTCATGACGGGCGACCTCAGCAGCGGAATCGGTGTGGTAATCTCCAACCTCAACGATATGACCGTGGCGGCCATCGATGCTTACAAGACGGACGGCTGGAAGGGGCTCGGCGAGGCCATTCTGGAACTGAACAACCCCATCAACTCCGTCATCAAGAAATTTGGAGAGCTTGGCTCTGCCGGAATCGGCGTTCTCGATAAATTGAGCTTCAAGCTCAACAAAGCCCTCGGGAAGAATGCTTACGCGGGGTACGAGAACAGTGACGAAGGATACAAGCAGTACCGCTCTGACAAAAACAGCCAGAGCAACTACGACCGCCGACGGCAGGACGCTAAAAACGGAAAAGGCATCTACAACGAAAGCTGGACGGAACGGCAGGCAAAGGCAGCCGCTGCCGCCGGAAACGGCGGAAGCAGCATCACTGCCTCGGGCGGCACAGGCGGCGGAAAAAGCAAAAAATCTACCGCCAAAGCGGCTGCTGACACCAAAAAGCTGGCAGATACCGTCACCGAAACGTCGAAGCAGATCCTTGCCGGAACGGGCAACATCGTGGGTAACATCCAGCGCGTGGTGGAGACTGCCGACAATACCTACAACGTCTACGACGGCACCACCAAAAAGCTCAAGGGCACCACAAAGGAGACCGTGGAGACCATCACGGACTCTTGGAAAGAAGTGGTGGACGGCACGGAGAAGTCCATCAAATCGGTCACAAAGAAAGTGACCGATGCGGCCGGAAAAGTGACCACGACCACGCAAAAGACCTGTGACGATGTGGTTTTGTCCGTGACAGAGCTGCAAAGCCGCATTGACCAGAACCTCAGCAATGCGCAGAAGCAGTGGTCGAACGGCGTCTTTGGCCGCCTGCAAAACGCGTTCACCGACCTGAAAAACCGCAACTGGGCCGGGCTGGCTACAGACGTGGCAAATCTCATCTGGGGCGAGGTATCGCAGGATCAGCGGGAGCTTATCTCCAAGTGGGCGGCGGATGCGCTGAGTGTCATCAATGACGCGTACAGTGGGGGCGGCGTAAAAGCGGCCTTCGATACCATCAAATCGCTCTTTACGGACGGCATTGCTGCCAGCGCAACAGAAGCGGGGACAGCGGTGCAAAGCTTTGGCTCCATCCTGTCCAGCTTGAGCGCATCCGGTGGGGCAGGTGCCCAGCTGGCCAACGTCGCCAGCGGGGTGTCCAGCATGGCAAACTCTATCATGGGCAGTCTGGGCAATATCGTCTCGCTTGTGGCATCCAACCCTGTGCTGGCTGCCATCCTGGGCGTGGCTGCTGTGGCGGGCGGTATCGGTCTGGCCGCATGGCTGGGCAGTAAAAACGGCGAAAAGGAAAGCACTGACAGCAAGAGCACGACGCTTTCCTACAAGGACATCCAGGATGCCTACTGGTACGGCAGCCAGCGCAGCTTTGCCGGGTACGATTTCCGCACCGACGGCTATGCGTTCGGCGAAAGCCCGGCAAACGGGCGGCTTTCGTCCTACCAGCAGAAAATGCAGCAGTCCGTGGACGCACTGTATAACGTCGTCCAGCAGTATCTCCCTCAGGCAGGCAATGCGGTCATCAAGCTGGATGATGGCACGCTGGTGGGCGCGCTGGCACCTTCTATTGATGCACAGCTGGGCCATCTGGCCACGCTGGCAGAAAGGGGAAACTAAAATATGTACAAAATTTTTGCATATCCCTTTGGCAACCCCAACGACAAGCGCCTGATCTACGCTCCCAATAGCCGCAATGCCCTTGTGCTGTCTCCCAAGCTGACCCGAGAGGTCAGCAAGGGCGGCAGCCTTTCTTTTACCATGACGCGCGACCATGAGCAGTATGAGAGCCTGCAGAAGATGTCCACCTGCATCACCGTTGAACAGGACGATAAAGAGATCTGGCGCGGGCGTGTCTTGAGCCATGAGGCAGACTGGTACAACCGCAGGGTCATCTACTGCGAGGGCGCACTGTCCTACTTCAACGACTCTGCTATCACACCCTTCAACTACGAGGGAAAGCTGGCGCAGTTTTTGCAGCACCTCATCGATGCCCACAACCAGCAGTGCGGCAGCATGAAGATGAAACGCTTCGAGCTCGGCACTGTCACCGCGGCACTGGGTGATCTTGTTGTGCACTATGGAGACCGGGACAGCTACGGTGTGGGCGAAGACTACGGCAGTACCTGGGATATCATCGACAAGATGGTGCTCAAGGTGTACGGCGGCTATGCCTACTGCACCTACAACCCCGCCACGGGCAACAACGTGCTCAACTATTGCGATCAGGCCTTTGAAGCTGACCGTTTGGTCAACCAGACTATTGAGTACGGCGTGAACCTGCTGGATTTCACAGAAAAAACCGATACCAACAGTCTTTTTACCCGTGTGTATCCCATGGGAAGCAAGCACACGGTCGAGGAGACAAAGTGGAAATGGAAATTTTTGTGGTGGGGTGAAAAGTACACAGAAAGCCATGAAGAGCGCTATGGCATTTCTGGAACGGACGCGGCGACCGTCAATGAGTATCTGCCAAAAGGGTACTCGTACCGGCTGGACAGCAGTGACGGCGACTGCGGATGGATCCAGAATGATGCAGCGGCCCAGAAGTTTGGCATCGTGTCAGCCCTGGGCGAGTATAACACCGACAGCGACAACGACACCTTTGCTGCAGGCGTGCAGGATCTTCGGAAAAACAGCTTGATGGTGACGAGCTACACCGTCAAGGCTGTGGATCTGCGAGATGCGGGCTATGACAAGGACAGGCTGACTTTTGCCAGCTATGCCCACATTATCAGCAAGCCCCACAGCATCGATGTCATCATGCTGTGCACAAAGCTGGTGGAACCGCTGGATCAGCCGGACAAAAAGGAGTATACCTTCGGCATGACCCGGCAGACTTTGACCGACCGACAAGTAGCCAACCTGGGCCGCACCAACCTGCTGGATGAGGATACGGCATCCGCTGAAAAATATCAGCAGAGCACCCTTAACCAGCTTTTCAAGTATCAGAAGTCTAACGACAAAAGAGTGGACGAGGTGGACAAAAAAGCTGGTGAAGCAGCCAAAACGGCTACCAACTTTTTGGAGTTTACCCCGGAAAACGGCCTTATCGTCCGGCATGACCAGCTGCCCAACAAAAGGGTGCAGATCACCAACGACGGCATAAAAGTGCTTTCCGGTTCCAGCATGGTCAACATCAAGTCGGATAGCATTTCCATCACAGACGGCAACGGCAGCTGCACTATCAACAGCGGGAAAATCAGCTTCTACGGCATCCGAAACGCCCGTATCTGGGACTTTGGGGACAACAGCTCTTTTGGAGCGCAGACAATCCCGCTGGACCTGGCCGATTTTTCTGCTGTGTATCTGACCTATACCAGCAAGAAAGGTGCCACATGGTGGGCCAGCGGCGGCACTGCCGGATGTGTGACCATGGTCATCCCGGTCAATGGCGTGGAATACGCCATGACTTACCCGTGGAACACCACTCACATGCGGACGGTGCGGGTCAATGCCGCAGGTATCACCTTCGGGCCCGGTCGTGAGCGCACCTCGAACTACGTCACGGGCAACAATTTCACTCCAGCAATCACGCCAGTGACTTTCAAAATTGACTTGGAAAGTCCAGGCTCTGACGGCTGGGTGCAAAACGACTCGCTCTGTATGCCCCGGGAGCTGTATGGTTTTATGTGAGGAGAAAAAATGAAAGTACCTGGCTGTAAATTTATGTGCAAGGTGTGCTCCGATGGCCGCATTTACAGTGGCGGATGGGGCGCTGAAGAAGTAATCCCGAACCCTCTCCCAGACAACTGCATGGTTTTCGATGAGTTCCCGGAGGACTGGGAGGATGGCGGCTCGCACTATGTGTGGGACGGAGAAAAGTTGGTATACAGCCCTCTGACCCCGGAGCAGCTGGCCGTGATCCAGAGCGGAGGTGAGCTCAAATGCTGATGGGCGCACAGATCGGAAATGTCCATACCCTCAAAGACCTTGGCCTTTATCTGAAGGTGGGCAGCCCTATGATATCCGGTGCAGAGCCAGAGACGATGCTTGTCAGTGTCCCAGGCTCTGACTTTATCCTAGACCTGTCCAGGGCTTTGGATGGGGAAGTGCACTACAAGCAGCGCACCATCAAGCTGGAGCTTATCTGTAAGTCTCCGAAAAAACAATGGACGACTATCCAAAGCGCCCTTGAAAATGCCTTACAGGGCAAGTGGCTTCGGTGCGTTTTTGATGAGGACAGCACTTGGTACTGGCAGGGCCTTTGGCGGGTAGACCCCAGTGAGAAAAACCGACATGATATGGCCTTTACCATAGAGGGCACTTGCAATCCGTACAAAAGAAATATTACCGCGGATGCGGGTGCGGATTGGCTCTGGGATACCTTTGATTTTGAAACCGATACCATCTATGATGTACCTACGGGAGTGATCAGTTTATGACAAAGACTTTTCCGGAAGTCATCTCGGGCATCCGTACCGCAAAAAAAGGTGTGGAAGTCCGGGAAGACATCGCCCAGATGGGCGAGTATGTGGAGCAGTTCGCTGCCACGGCCACCCAGAAGGCAGAAGCGGCGGCAGCCAGCGAGAAAAAAGCATCCGATGCTGTGGCAAACATCGACCAGCAGAAAGCGGACTCTGTGGCCGCTGTCCAGCAAGCCCAGACTACGGCCACCACGGCCATCACCCAGACAAAAGACGCTGCACTGACTGACATCGGCAACGCTAAGACCGGCGCTTTGCAGGAGGTGGCAAATTCCACCGCCACGGCAGAAACCGCCGCATCTGCTGCGGCCGGTTCTGCATCGGATGCCAACGAAAGCGCGGAGACAGCGTCCGCTGCTGCCTCCGCCGCTGCGGGGAGCGCTTCCACCGCCGCCACCAAGGCCGGGGAGGCATCTACTAGCAGTCAGGCAGCAGAAAAGGCTCAGAAAGCCGCAGAGGATGCCGCAGCGCTGGCAGGAACGCGAGCAGGTACCGATAAGACCCTGAGGGTAGAGGATGCACCGGCAGACGCTGCCGCCGTGGGCAACATCGTCCTTGACCCTGATGGCAATGCGATTTTTTACAGCAAGGCTGAGGTGGAAGCCAAAATCAAAGAGCTACTCGCCGCCCAGCGAGAAGAAGACCTCGCCAGAGTCAAGTACTGGTTCAGCGACGACCCCACATCCCCGGCAAGCTTTATCGGCGGCACATGGGAGCAAATCAAAGACCGATTCATTCTGGCCGCTGGTGATACTTACGCGGCGGGGAGTACGGGAGGCGAGGCAACGCACACGCTGACTGAAAATGAACTTCCATATATAGACGGGGCATGGCAAACATTTGTTGTCAACAGACATGTGTTCGATGGAGTTAGTGGCCATGCATACGGGTCTACCGCATTGAAAGAAATTATCGTAAATGGAGTATCATCTTACGAATCAAATACATATTCTGCGTTTGCTGGATATTTGTATGGCTTCAAATTCGGGCAAAACGTTCCCCACAACAATATGCCCCCCTACCTGACCGCTTACATCTGGAAGCGCATTGCCTAAAGAAAGGAGTATCTGACGGTGAAAATTATTGATATCAACGGCAACCCCATGGAAAATCCCGACCTGTCTTTGGGCTGGCTGGAAGACAAAACACAGACCATCCACCACGATGCTGTGGCGGGCGTGGAGGAGGTCAGCCACTACGAGACCGAAACCTTGCCGGACGGAACCCCTGCAATCTACTATGACGCAGATGGTCGCGAAAAAGGCCGTGACGTCCGCAAGGTGGTGGATGTGCCCGGCGTGGAAGCAAAAGACGCTTGGGACGAAGAAGAGCAGGTACAGGTCTACCACTTGTACACTGCTGAGGAGCTGGCTGCACAGGAAAAGGCCCGCAAGGAAGCAGAGGAAAAGGCACAGCTGCCTACCGCAGAAGAACGCATTGCTGCTCTGGAAGCGGCTATGATCGACCTGCTGGCCGCACAGTAAGGAGGATGTTATGGTTTTGTTCTATGTGACCCAAATCAAATTGCACCGCTTTGACGGCGCTTTTACCATCGACAACGTGCCTGACCGGTACAAGGATGCTGTGATGAAAAAGCTGACGGAGGAGGGATTTTATGAGGTGGAAAGTAATTCTTGACTTCCTGCGGGATATCTTTTCTGCCCTCTCCCACGCTGCCGGTGACAGCGCCGACAAGGAAGAGCCTGCTCCTGCACCGGACGTGCCCACTGTGGACACCGTTACCGGATGGGAGGGTGAGCCGCCATACCGGTACATTGATGTGAGCCGGTGGCAGGGAAAAATCAAAATGGAGGGCTGGGCGCAGGTAAAAGCGGCAGGTTACAAAGGCGTGATGCTGCGGGCCGTAGGGAGCCGCAACGGTGTACCCTACATCGACCCCACCTTCGAGGACAATTATGCCAACGCAAAAGCGGCAGGGCTGGACATGGGCGTGTACTACTACACCAACGCCACCAGTGAGCAACTGGCAGACCGGGAGCTTGCCGTTCTGCGGAAGGCCCTGGTCGGGAAAGAGATGACCATGCCGGTGGCAGTGGATCTGGAATCGCCGAGTCTTGCCGGGATGCCCTATGGAAACCTGTCAAATCTGGCGGCCTATCATCTGGAACAGATTGAGAAGATGGGATTCTACGCCCAGCTCTACACCTACACGAGCTACGCCACCGTCCATCTGGACATGGCAAGGCTTGCCGGGCGGTGGGATGTATGGTTGGCTGACTACACGGGTAAGGCCCCGAAAGTTAGTTTTAAGTACAACACTCACCAGCACACAAGCAAAGGCCGCGTGCCGGGCATCAACGGGCCGGTAGACCTCAACGTGACCACCATCAACTACCCGAAGATCATCAAGACAAAGGGGCTGACCCGGCTCCGGGAGGTATAAGCCCATGTGGGAGTTTATCCTGAAACACATCGGAGAACTCATTTTTACCAGCATCACCGGTGCTCTGGCCGCTGCCTATCGTGGCCTGTCAAAGCGCATCAAGGCACAGGAAGAGGAGCGCGCAGCTGTGAAAGAGGGCCTGTTGGCTATCATGCACGACCGCCTGTACCAGTCCTGCACCTTCTACATCAAGCAAGGCAGCATTGACACTGGCGGCCTGAAAAACCTCGAATATCTTTACAAAAGCTATCACGCACTGGGCGGCAACGGAACCGGTACGGAGCTGTATAACCGGGCCAAAGCCCTGCCCATCTGTGACTAAAAGGAGTGACAACACATGGAAGCGATTCGTAACCTTTTGACCGCACTTCCCGCCCCTGTGGCTCTTGTGCTTATGCTGGGCGGCTTTGCGTTTTACGCACTGGGCTGCATCCGGCTGGGCTATGGTGCCGCTGTCAAGGGCACTGTGCTTGACTTGATCGAGCAGGCAGAGCACGAAATTCAGGGCACCAAGAGAGGCGCAGAACGCAAGGCGTGGTGCGTCAAGATGCTCCGGGCCGCCTTGAGTACCAGCAAATATGGCAGGCTCATCAGCTGGGCCATCACCGATGAGACCATCGGCACCATTATCCAGTTTTTCTTTGACCGCATGAAAGCGGCGCTGGAAAAGGAGTAAGGAGGCATAATACATGGATTTGAGAAGCACTGTCGAAATGATGCTCAGCAGCGATTACAAGGAGCGTTTTCGCGCGGAGTATTACCAGACCAAAATCCGCTATGAAAAGCTGCACCGCATGACTATCCAGTACGAGGCCGGAACTTTGAATTTTACGCCGTCCTGTTCTTTGGCTCTTTTGAGAGAGCAAAAAGCGGCTATGGGGAATTATCTCCATGCACTCGAAGTCCGTGCAGAAATCGAAAACATTGATTTAAGCATGAGTTAAGAGGAGGATATCATGGCAAGCACTACATACGACCAGAAACGATTTTGTGAAATCAAGAGATGCGGCAAAATCGACCATCTCGGTAACGTCCCAGTAATGGTGCGCAACGCGGGAGAGCTGCCGCAGCCCTTCTGGCTCGGTGCTGCCTGTGGCGGCGGCTCGTGTAGTGCTGCCCGCTGCGCTGCAA